GTATGTATTCAATAGGGATGGTTCCTCTGTACGTCACCCCGCATCCAGCCCCTGCCGCGCCGGATGTTGCTGGGTTGGTTGAGGCGCTAACCGAAATTCTTGATTGCCCGTATGTGCTCGAAGAAGCGACGATCCCAAGGGGTGGTGTCGAGGCTGCGCCACAGCAAGTCGTCGGGACGCTGCATGTAAATCTTGTGCGGATGCGAAAAGCCCGAACCGCCCTCTCCACCTTCCATAGGGAGGATTGAGATGTGATCGGTAAATTTATCGACCGACTGATAACCCACTTAGCCCGCCGTGGTCGCATCGAATGCCGTCACTGCGGGACATTCAACAAGGCCGGTACGCCGTGCCGCTGCAAAGGATGGACAAAGCCATGACTGATAAGCCGGAGGTGTTCGTTGTATCCCTCAACGTACCTAAGCCTCCATCAATTAACGTTTACATGACAGGTGCAGGCGTTATGCCCGTCAGGTTCGTGCAGGACACCAAAGTAATCCGCCTCACCGACTACGAAGCCGCCCGCGCAGCAGACAAGGCGCGGATAGGCGTTTTAGAGCGCGAACTGACCGAGACGCAAGGCATCAGCCGGGACGAGGAGCTTCGAGCCATTGGATATTCGATTCAACTAGCTGAGACAAAGGCTCGGATAGCGGAGCTGGAGGCAGAAAACGAGGGGGTTAAGGGGATGCTCAATGACGCTGTGGTAGACGTTCAAGCGCTTTGCCCTGATTGCAAAAACAGTTGGCTTTTCCGTCACCGCCAAGACAGGCCTTTCATGCACGAATACCAGCAAGAACGCAACGAACTGCTGGGGCTGTTGCGAGCGTCTAAAGAGCTGGCAGAGTTCTGGATAAATAGAGGCTCCGCACCTGGAATGACCCAGACTGAATACAACGTGTGGCTTGCGCTAGGGCACCAATCAAATGCAATGAACGCGATACGCGCAACCCTTGCCAAACACGGAGAAACAAAGTGACCAAAGACCAATTCCGTACAATAAAGCAGCAGCTCGACTGGACAAACCTACGCTTCGCACAGGAACTGGGTATGTCCGAGAGCAGTGTCGAGCGTTACGCCACCGGTAAAGCGGCAATCCGCAAGTACGTCGCCCTGGCTATCCAGTACCTACACGATCAGCACATCAACACCAAGCACTGCCCACACTGCGATGGGGCGCTATCGTCGCTGTCATCCATGAATCACAGGCTCTGTACTGGCTGCGGCGCCGATATCCCATGGACGTTGAACAAAGACCAGAAGCCCCTGGTGGGCTCCAACCGCCAAGACCGGAGAAACGTATGAGCTGCGATAAAAGAAGAGTGAGCATCGAACAGTTACACGCCCAAGCCCACAAGGCGGTAGCCGCAGGTCTTAATGTCGCATACGTCTGTAATGACCCCGAGAAAGCGCGCGACATACCACCGGGTATATGTATGGATCACCCTGCGTTTGTGGCCACGATACGAAGAGGGCGCCAGCTAGACTGTGTGCTGTTGGAGGCTCGACACCAACTACCCATAATCGGAAATGCAACCGCAACCGTCTGGGCTATACACGCTACGGAAGGGCGCCCGAAAGCTGCGATTCTGTGGACAGACCGGAGAAATGTATGAACATAGCAAAGGTAGCAGCGACGGACTTACTACCGATCCGCTGGGAGACCGTGACCGAACTGAACTCAGGACGGCGGACCATCTGCGCCAGGTTGGTATGGCGAGGGCACGAGTATCGTACCGCGCACGTCGTGCCGCGTGGCTACGCCCGCGCGTTGATTGAGCTGACGGTTCTGATGATCCGCACCGAGATCGAGCAAGCGGTGAATGCGAACTGTAACGGGGCACCCACAAGTACCGTGCACTGATAAAAAGCCCCCGGCAGAATATGGCGGTCGGGGGAAAGCCACAACACAACGCCAGGGGAGCAGCCTGGCGGGATCATCATACCAACGGACACCGGAGAACGACAATGAATAGCGTTCCTAGAAACACCGAATGGTCCTGCCACCGCTTAGGCGCCAAGTACGCCTTGGTTGTCGGCGGGTATGGCGTGGACGATAAGTACTACGGCGCCACTATCCTGTTCGACACCGCGGACCAGCTACCAGGCATTGTCGCCGGGGCTTCGGAAGACATCGCCGGCATACACGACTACATCGAGAAGACCCATGTACAAACCATCCAACGGTAACTACGACGTCAGCATGACCGAGGATATGAAGCGCACCCCCAACGCTGTGGTAGGCTGGCTGTTGATGGCATCGTGGTGCTACTACATCGAACCGGTACCCTGCAGCCTGTTGTCCGATACCCTGTACGACAAGGCATGCGGCTGGTTGTTGCGGCACTACGATACCGTGACCCACAAGTACAAACACCTGCTGCCACCCGAAGCCATGGCTGCCGGCTCAGCATACCACCTGAATATGCACGACTACCCAGCCGGTATTATCCACATGGCGCAGTTGGCACGGACTACCCTGGAGAACACACAATAATGCAAGTCCACATGCCCAGCCAGTCCCTTGTGCTCAAGCTCCGCGACCCCCGGCGCGTCACCCAGTACATACCAAAGGCCCGAGTCGTGCCACACGAGGGTATCGATTACACCCAGGTCAAGTTCGATCTGGACGCCGCGCGCGTGTTGCGTAACCTCGGCATCGCTGCGCCCAGCCCGATCCGCTACTTCTACAACTGGCCGTCCAAGTATCCCAAGCCGATGGCCCACCAGGTCACGACATCGGAGTTCTTCACCCTAAACAACCGCTGTATCTGCCTGAACTCGATGGGTACCGCCAAAACACTGAGCGCGGTGTGGGCTGCGGACTACCTGATGGATATAGGCCGTATCCGCAAGTGCATAGTGGTATGCCCCAAGTCTACGATGGACACCGTATGGCAGGACGAGGTGGTCAGTAATCTGCTAGGTAAGCGCAAGGTCGTCGTGCTGCACGGTAGTCGCGAGTCGCGGTTGAAGAAGCTGGCGCAGGACGCTGACTTCTATGTGATTAACCACGACGGTATCAAGGTCATAGGCGACGCCCTGGCCAAGCGCAACGACATCAACCTGTGGATATACGACGAAGCCAGCGCCATCCGTAACCCCAAGAGCCAGCGCCACAAGTTGTTTGCCAAGATGCTCAAGCCGACCGACTGGATGTGGCTGATGACCGGTACGCCCTGCCCGAAGGAACCCACCGACGTGTGGGGACTGGCCAAGATCCTTGGCAACCCGGACATACCGAAATACTTCACGGCTTTCCGCGACCAGTTAATGTACCAGATCACCCAGTTCAAGTGGGTACCCCGCGAAGGTGCGTTCGAGGCGGCGTACGCTGCGCTCAAGCCCAGCATCCGGTTCCGCAAGGAAGACTGTCTGGATCTACCGCCGATCTCGTTCACCACCTTGATGGCGGAAATGACCAAGGAACAGCGCGACGCCTACGAAGGTATGAAGCGCGAGTTGGTAGCCGAGGTACGTGGTATACCGATCACCGCAGCGCACGCCGCGACCAAGATACAAAAATTGGCACAAGTGTCTTTAGGCGCAATATATGATGAACACGGCGACGTACACTTTCTGGACTCAGCCCCGCGGCTGACAGTGCTGAATGAGCTGGTCAACGAGACCAGCAACAAATCTATCGTGTTCGTGCCGTATACCAAGGCGTTGGATATGGTGGCGTCGTACCTACGCGAGCAGGGCCACACGGTCGAGGTAGTCGATGGCCGTACGTCCAGCACCGAGCGCAAGCGCATCTTCGCGGCGTTCCAGGACGAAGACGACCCCACGGTATTGGTAGCCCACCCGGCGACCACTGCGCACGGCCTGACGCTGACTCGCGCCGACCTGACCGTGTGGTATGGCCCGATACTGGACCTGGAAATATTCGAGCAGGCGAACAACCGCATGGACAGACCTGGGCAGGTCAACGCCATGACCGTAGCATGTATTGCCTCGAACCCGTTCGAGCTGGAATTGTACTCAGCCCTCAAGACCAAGCAGCTTGCACAGAACACCGTGCTGGCGATGTTCAAGGGTGAGCTGGGGATGCCGAATGGGTAAGTTCAATCTGATCGTAGCGGGGGGTCGCGACTTCGCAAACTACCCGCTATTGTGCCGGGCCATAGATGGGCTGCGCGATAGTGTGCTGTCGGACTACGAGGTCGTTATTATATCCGGCGGCGCTCGTGGGGCTGACCAGTTGGGTGAGCTATATGCCCGCCAGGTCGGACTACGATGTATAGTCCAGCCCGCTGACTGGAACACACACGGCAAACGTGCCGGCCACCTGCGCAACGAACAGATGGGCGACCAGTCACAAGGGTTGTTAGCCTTCTGGGACGGGGAGTCCAGAGGCACGCGGCACATGATTGCCTACATGCGCAATCTAGGCAAACCGACAAAAACTATAAAATATTGAACATGCCCTGTTGACACAACACCGTACAACTACTACAGTTCAGGTGTCGAGGCAGAAGCCTCAATACCAAACGCTTATACCGGAGAATAACTATGTCACATAATGAAGACCAGTACCTTGGCGGTCAGATCCCAGGTGTCTCGCCAGCCCCTATGCCGTGGGAAGGCGGTAAAGTAGCACCTACCACCCCGCTGTCCGCCGTAGACAGTAAAGTCAGCGAGTTGGGTTCTGCTATTAACCGACTGGGTACCACAATCGAAACCTTAACCAAACGACTAGGCCATGTGTTGCGCCCCCGTGCGCCGTCCGCACCAAACCCGCAACCAGCCGTACCAGCACAGGTCGCAACGAGCAAACTGGTCGGTGATCTGGACGGGTTGAAGAAACAACTGACCACGATGGAAACGAAACTCGAAGACCTGACCAAACACCTCGACCTTTAACCCGCCACTACACAGGACACCGAACATGAACATAGCAGCAAAAGGCAACAACCCGAAGACCAGCGCGCAGCTTATCCAGTTGCACCGCCAAGCTCGGGTTCACCACGCAGACCCCGTATCGTGGATAGACACCAAGTTGACTGGCAAGCGTGAGCTCAACCGTCAGGACGTCATCGATAGCCTGATCCGCCAGTACGGCTAACCCACCACCCCCGGAGAAGCACCATGGATATGAACGCCGTTGTCCAGCACTACCTAGTGCTGCGTGACACCAAAGCCAAGATGGACGCAGAGCACAAGGCCCGTGTGGCCGAGCTGGATGCGCAGATCAAGAACGCTGAATCCTTCTTCCTGAACCACCTGAACGAAACCGGTCAGACCGGTGGCAAGTTCCCAGCTGGTACGCTGGTCGTTAAGACCAAGACCCAGACCAACCTGAAAGACAAGTCCGCGTTCTCTGAGTTTGTCAAGGCCACCGGCCAGATCGAACTGATGCAGATGCGTGTCAGCTCCACCGCCGTTGGCGAGTATATGGAGCAGAACAATAACCAGCTTCCGCCCGGTGTGGAAGTAACCCAGGTCCGCGCCGTCGAAGTCCGCCGCGCTCGCTCCTAAACCACCAACAACAGGAATACCCACATGGAAAACCAACATCGCAAGATTGCAGGCTACCGCGAACTCAGTGCCGAGGAAATCGACCTGATGAACCGCATCAAAGAAAAAGGCGCGGAGCTTATTGGTCTGAATGACGAACTGGAAAGACACATCGTCAGGCAAGGTCGGCTCAAACAGCGCGCGGCCGAAGGCGCAACCCGGGACGAGGCTGCTATTGCTGAGTTTGAACTATTCCTCGCCGCTGAACCGGGCCGTTGGAACGTAATCGGCAAGACCGATATTCAGACCGGCATCATGGCTATGGTCCGGGCAGTGGCCCAGCCTGGCGGCGGCATTTAACTTTTACCCAAGAATAGGAATACCCTGATGAGCCAAGATATGATCCCCTTCCAGCAGGCCGCGCTGCCTGCTTACATGCAACAAGTTGCCGGCCAAGCCGACATCAACCAACAAGCGTCAGCCGGTATCGGCGGCGAATCGGTCAACCACATCAGCCTGGCCGGCGGTCGTTTCGCGGTAGTGCGCGGCCAGACCAAGACCCAACTCGCTGTGTGGGAACTGGAGCTGATCTTTGTTCTGGTCAATCCCGGCGTCAACAAGGCGTACTACGCTACCAAGTGGAACCCTGATGGTGAGGCGGTACCGCCAGACTGCATGAGCGACGACGGTGTTACCCCCCGCGCTGACAGTAAGCTGCTGCAGTGCAACACCTGCGCCGCGTGCCCACAGAACCAGTTCGGTTCCAAGATCAACCCGCAGACCGGTGCCCAGGGTAAAGCCTGTGCCGATAAGAAGTTCATTGCGGTGGTTGCCCCAGGCCAAGCCGGTGGTGAAATGCTGCGCCTGCAAGTGCCTGTAGCGTCCCTCGGTGATCTGGGTACCATGCTGCGTAATCTGCCCAAGGTGCCGTACTACGCCGTCGTGGCGGGTGTGTCGTTCGATACCGCTGCCAGCTACCCGAAGCTCAAGTTCCGCCCGATCCGCTACGTGGAAGAAAACGAGTTCGCGACAATTTTGGAGCGTCATAATTCTGACGAAGCCAAACTGTTCGCTGGTGTGTCTGGGTCGCAGCCTATGCGTATCCCGGCTACCAACGTACCGGTGCAGCCCGCTATTGCCCAACAGGCTCCAGTACAGCAGCCCATGCAGCAGGCGCCGATGCAGCAACAAGCATCTGAGCAGCAAGCGCCACAGCAGGGTTTCGGTCAGGCTCCGCAACAGCAAGCCCCGGCCCAACAGCCGGCTCCAGGGCAACAGGCGGCACCCCAACAAGGCTTCGGCCAGGCGCCTACGCAACAACAGGCTCCAGTACAACAAGCCGCGCCACAACAGCAAGCGCCGGTGCAGCAGGCAGCACCCCAGCAGTCGTACGCTCCAGCGGCTGATCCATCCATCGCGGCTGTGTTTGCAGGCCAAGCGTTTGGTGGTCAACCTGAACAGCAAGCCCCACAGCAACAAGCGCCCGCCCAGCAAGCACCACAACAGACTGCACCCACCGGTGGTGTGCCTGATGTTCTGCCGTCAGGTCGTGTCCCTGGTCGCCCGGCGCCGGGTAAGAAGCGTCGCACCAAGGTTGAAATGGCCGAGGACGAAGCGATGGGTGTAGGTGCTACGTCTGGTGAGAAATCCGAGGAAGACGGTGGCGACGATGCACCGGCGCAGCAGTCTGCACCACAACAAGGGTTCGGCCAAGCTACACAGCAAGCCCCGGTACAACAAGCTGCACCTCAGCAGTATGAGCATGCACCGCAGCAACAGGCCCCCGAGCAACAGGCCCCTGTTCAACAACAGGCTCCACAGCAGGGCTTCGGCCAGGCCCCGAGTGCTGGGTTTGGTCAGGCTCCGCAGCAGGCCGCAGCTACGTTTGAGCAACCTGCTACACAACCACCCGTAATGGCTGGTAACGTAGCCGATGCTTTTGCAAGCTGGGACGACTAAGATGTACCCGTTGGGGGCTTCGGCCCCCAACACTTCCACTGGAGTGACACCATGCTGACCGATGAAGAAATCCTTGAATTTTTATCCGCGTTGCTCGCGTTCGCGCTGGCCACCGGTAGTAGTGGTCGCGACATCGCGGCGTATTTCAACATGACACCGAACACCACCTGCAAATGGCTGGTCGCAGCCCGTAGCAAGAACGAAGGTGAAACCCGAGTCGAGCGCGCCTACTGGGTCCGAGTCGAACCGATCCGCCAACGTATTGAAGCCATGAACAAATTCGACACGCAGCACGCAGCCTACGCACGTATTCGCGGCACCACGCGGTCTTCGGACAAGCGCAAACTGGTAGCAGCGCTACTGTCCAAACTCGGATTCTAATAACAGGAGGCGTACATGGATACGCTTGGCTTTTTACGCCTCGTGTGGCCGGAGGACGGGTTGTATTTACTCGCGACTCCACACACTTTCGTCAAGGACGGCGAGACGATACCGTACCACAAGCACCATTGTTTCCACGACGTTGAGTCCGCCGCCAGGGCCGCCGTAGAGCTGGCCAAGACGAACAACGTGTTCCATGCCCTGAGTAGTGTCCATGCCGATTACAGCCGACTGTCCAAGGCCGAGCGCAAAAGGTTGGGCGTCAAGGTGCGCGGTGGTAGTAACTCGCGTGCAGCCAAGGCATTCTGGATCGACATCGACGTAGGCCCAGATGACAACAAATACCCGGACCAACAAACAGCGGCGGCCCAACTGCGTGCGTTCTGTGTCGAAGCAGGTATGCCCAAGCCGTACGTTGTCAGTTCCGGCGGTGGCCTGCACGTTTACTGGCCGTTGACCGAATCTATCGACGTTGCAACCTGGAAGACCCACGCCGACATCCTCAAAGCGATGACCGAGAAGTGGGGCCTACTGGCTGACCCATCGCGTACAGCAGACTCCGCGTCTGTATTGCGCCCGGTGGGTACTGCGAACTGGAAGACCGGCGAAGCACGCCCGGTGGAGCTGGTCATAGCCGGCGAGCCTACCGAGACCATGGCGTTCTTGACGCTGCTGTCCGAGGCCAAGGATAAGTACAGTCTACTGATACCCGAGGCGTATGTAGCGCCTGCGGATCTGCTGGGGCCAGCGCCTGCGTACCTGCAAGCCAACCTGATACCGGTAACGCAGATCAATGAGGAAGCGGCCACAGGTGCCGGTGCGCCTAAACCTAAATCGAAGCTCGTAGTACAACGGTGCCCGCAGCTAACTTGGCAGCTTGAGCACCCAACGCAAGTACCGGAACCACTATGGTACGCAATGATCGGCGCCATGCGGTTCACGGAGAACGGCGAGAAGGCCATCCACAAACTGTCTGCCGGCCACCCGGAATACAGCCAGTCCAAGGTGGACGACAAGATCGTCCAGCACGAGAACTCTGGCGCAGGCCCTACGCTGTGCGCCACGTTCGCCAACTACAACCCAAGCCTGTGCGCCGGCTGTAAATTCAATGGTCAGATCAAGACGCCGTTGCAGACAGCCCGCGAAGAAAAGGCCGAATCAGCACCCGCCCCCACCGTCGTGATCGAAACAATCGACGGCCCGGTGCAGGTGTCGATACCGCCACCACCGCCACCCTACAAGCGCGTGCGCCTGGAGAACTCAGAGGCATGCTACATCGTCATCAACAAGGAACTAAGCTCCGGGTTCGAGACCGACGAGACGATTTACGAATACGACATCTACCCATCCACCCTGGTCTATGATGAACGAGAAGCGGCCCTATGTGTCAACGTGCGCATGTGGCTGCCCCACGAAGGCTGGACAGATCGTGTAGTACCAACGGCTGACTTCTATGATCGCCGCGCCCTCACCCGCCGCCTGGGCGCCGCTGGAGTCATGGTTGACGTGGCTAAACTGGAAGAGTTGACACAATATATGGTCGCTTACATTCGAGAACTACAGAAGCACACCCGCGCATCCACCGTCTATGCCCAGCTGGGCTGGCGCGATGAACAGGGTGCATTCGTCCTGGCTGACCGCGTGATCGATGCCACCGGAACCACTCGCGTGGAGCCCAGCTCCAATATTATGCACGCCACGGGCTGGGTTGAACCCAAGGGGGATCTGGAGACGTGGAAGAAGTGCGTGTCGATATTCAACCGCCCCAACATGGAAGGCCACCTATTTGCGTTCGGAGTGGGGTTCGCTGCACCGCTGTTCCGCTTTACCAACTTTTCTGGTGCCATAGTATCGGTTGTGGGCAAACGGGGCACAGGTAAGACCTCAGCCATGCACGCGGCCAACTCGGTATGGGGCCACAAGGAAATGGGTTGGGTGGATATGTCCAAGGATACGTGGAAGGCGTTCTACGGCAAGATGGGCGTACTCAACAACCTGCCCCTGTCCTACGACGAGATTACCAACCTGCCACCGGAGAGCATTAGCGACCTGGCGTACGCAGTAACCAAGGGCCAGGGTCGCCAGCGCCTGCAGCAGAACGGGCAAGCAGCCGAGAACTATGGCAACTGGAACACCATCATGCTGGCCACATCCAACGAGAGTCTGCACAGCAGACTGTCACTGGCCAAGACCGACGCATCTGCCGAGGCCAGTCGTATTTTCGAGTACACCGTACCCGTCAGCACCTTGACCAAGCTGGAAGCTGACGCGAACTTCGACCTGTTGAATGACCACTTCGGTGTGGCCGCTGAGCCGTTCGTGCGCCAACTACTGCGCGACAAGGACACCGTTCGTGACGCCGTTCGACAATGGATCAAGCGTATCGACGCCGCGGCGCAGGTGGATAGTTCAGAGCGATTCTGGTCTGCGGTGCCGGCCGCTGTGCTGGCAGGGTTTGAGTTGTCGAACCGGGCTGGGTTGACATCGGTGAATGTCGAAGCCCTGTTTGCATTCTCGGTCAAGGTGATCAAGAACATGCGCAACGCCGTGGTCGAGATCGTCAGAACGTCCGAGTCTATCGTGTCCGAGTACATAAACAGCAACATGCGCTCCATGCTGGTGCTCAACAGTGAGCCCAACGGCAAGACTCTGGCGCACGTCACCATCGCCCCAACGTCCGAGCATCTGCGGATACGCCTGGAGCGGCATTCTGGGCTGCTGTACGTGGACCGTCCAGACTTCCGCAAGTTCTGCACCGAGCGTGGTGCAGACCCAAGGACCGTGGAGAACGAACTGATGGCGGCCGGTGTGCTGCTGGACAACAACCGCCGGATGGTGCTCGGCAAGGGTACGGTCTACAGCACCGCCCAGACATACTGCTGGTTGCTCAACTTCGACCACCCGGCCTTGTCTGGATCACTGGTCTCAGTGGACCGCGTAGTCGAAACGTACGACATGAACCAAGCCAAAGCCTGATGGTAATACCCCCACACGGATGTGGGGATTATTCGGGGTCGTATATAATTTCAACGCACTGCACGAACCCAGTCCAGAACGG